GCATTGGACTAACTTCAGGAGAACACGATGGCAGCCGGAGACGTTCACGTATCAGCGAAGTTCGTGTCGAACATGACCATTACGGGCCTCGCGTCCCTGTGGGCATCGGACACGGTCAAGATGGGGATCATCACCAACGCGCAGACCCCGGGGATCAACGACTCCGACCCCCGCTGGGGCGCGGGCGGAACGCAGAACTACTCAACCGCCGAGGTAACTCCTGGCGGGAACTACAGCGCGGGCGGGATCACTGTGACTTCCCCAGCGTCCTCTCTCTCCGGCGCCGTGACCTCGCTCACCGCCACGAGTCCGATCTCCCTCGCGGCCAACGCATCGAATCCGACCGGCGCATTCTGGGGAATCTTCTACGACTCGACGGATGCGGGGAAGCACGTCTTCGGCTTCATTGACCTTGGTGGTTCGCTCTCGCTCGTGAACGGGCTCCAGATCAACATCAACGGAGTGTCGAGCGGAACGCAAACTCTGATGACGGGAACCGCGACGTAAATGGCATACCGCGGTAACTCAGAGGAGTGGATGAAGGTCCCGCGCGGCGGAGTCGGCGCCGTCGCACAGAATTCGTATACCACTTCCTTCCCTGTCACCGAGAACCCACTCCTTGAGGGCGGGATATGGGTAAGGGGCGGGTCTGAGGGAGGAAGTTGGACTGACCCTCAGACTGGACTTGCATCGAACGGTACGACGCAGATTGCGTTCGGTACGCAGGTTGCTAGCCCTGGTCCTCCGTTCGATGATTCGGTAGCTCACCTAATTGATTTCCTCCCTAATCATTACGCAGAGGGGGTGATCTTCAACGCAGCGACCGACCAGATCGAGGTCGAGTTGTTGGTTCGTGCAAACATCTCCAATGGAAGCATCCAGTTATACGAGGGAGACTACGTATTCTCTGGGGCGAATACATGCGACCTGCATCTTGTTCGATGGAACGGACCACTGAATTCATTCACCGAGCTTCACGGTGGCACAGCAATCGTAACTGGGCTCGACATCAGCACTGGCACCACGCACCGCATGTCAATAAGCGGCAACATCATCACCTTCACTCGCAACGGCGTTTCGATAGCCACTTACGATCTTCTGGCGAATTTCGTCGCAGACGGCTCTCTGATCTTGAGCACCGGCAACCCGGGAATGGGGTTCTGGGATCGTAGCCTTTCGAGCGGGGCGAACAGGAACACGATGGGATGGTCTACGTTCTCGGCGGCGCAAGTATGACCATCTTGGCTACTGACGACTTCAACCGAGCCGACGCCGGAACACTCGGTGCCAACTGGACTGATCTCGCCGGAGAGACCGGCTGGTCGATAGTCTCGAGCGAGGCCAAGGTCACATCTGCTGGAAGCGTAACCATGGCATCGCGCTGGACCGCTGTTTCATTTCCCAACAACCAGTGGGCTCAGGTTGCGGTGGGGTCTACTCTGGAGACGACGAGCGACCAAGGAGTCGGTCCTATGGTTCGCGCTCAGTCTGGCGGGGACCGAATCCTCATGCAGGGGAATTCCGTTCAGACAAGAGTCTACAAAAAGGTTAGCGGTACGTTCACCCAGCTTGGAACAGATGGACCTGCGGTGACCAATGGAGATGTTCTCTATCTGGAGATTCAGGGAACTACGGTTGTAGCCAAGCTGAATGGCACCAGCGTATGCGGAAGTCCCATAGCACTAGGCACCGGACCTTCAACTGGAAGTGCTGGTCTATGGGCCGCGCCAGTAAGCGTGTTGGACACAGGCAACAACTGGAGTGGTGGTGATTTCAATATCGGTCTTCCGAACAAGGGCGCAATTTTCAGCAAGTTCAAAACATCGCACCGCCCTCGCCCGTTTGGGCCGGGAAATGCAAGATAGGAGAGAGACATGAGCAGACAGTACTGGGCAGAACAACTCTACTGGGCCACGGCGGACGGGGCGCAGATCGTCTCGACTGCAACGGAGACGATCATCTTCCCCGATGTGACGATCCCCGCGAACTATCTCGCGGACGGTCGTACACTCACCTTGAAAGCAAAGGGTCGATGGAGCAACGTCGTTACCTCGGTCCCGACGCTGACGTTCTTCCTTCGCTGGGGTGGAGTTGGAGGGACGATCCTCGCGCAGTCTCCGGCGATCGTCACACCAGCGGCAGCAACGACCTCGGCCCCATGGTGGCTGGAACTCTCAGTCCAGGTCCGAGCGAACGGTTCCAGTGGTTCGCTCTTCGTCATGGGCGACGTGACCATGACAGACGGTGCGGCCCCGACCTTTGGAACGGTGACGAATTATGGCGTGTCGGCTTCGATGAACTCGACCGGAACCACAGTCCCAGCAGCGGTCACGGTGGACCTCACCGCCGACACAGCGCTCTCTCTCACGGCGAAGTTCAGCGCCTCGAACGCCGCGAACAACCTGACCGGGCACATCTACACAGGGCGTTCCGAGAACTAATGAATGGCTACGCGCTTCTACTTCCACTCCTCCGGCTCGATCGCCACGCCGAACAATCCCGGTTTCGACGCGGGCTGGGAGCAGACCGGTCAGGCTACGCGTTTGCCGATGGATCTCAAGACCCAGCAGGGTCCGCAGACGGCGCTGACCAACTCGTCGAATATCACCGTCCCGATCACGACGACGCAGGACATCCTGTGCTACCAGTTCGTCTCGAATCAAGCGTTCCTCCCGGCCAAGCTCGACACCTCGGTCCTCTTCTCGATGGTGATGCGGTTCGTGGAGAACGCGACTTCGACGAACACGACCATCGCCTACAGCCTACGTGCGTTCGACGTTCGTGGGACCGCATCGCTCGGCACGCTCAGTTCCTCCTTCACTGGCGGCACGGAGTTCGGCACGACGGCCTCGACACGGATCATCAGTGCGGGCGCGATCACCGCACTCCAGATCGACCAGATCTGGCGACTCGTGTTGGATATCGGAGCGCACGCCGCAGCGCCTACGGTCGCCGGGACCTACAATGGCCGCGCCGGTACGAATGCAGCGACGGACTTCGCGCTGACCTCTGGCCTCACGACGGACCTCAATCCGTGGTGCGAGCTGAGCCGCAACCTCAACGCGACCGTCTTCCAGAACTACCTCGGCTTCGCGTCGAAGGGACTCTCCCTCACTGAGAACCCGCGATGAGCTTCAAACAACTCCGATCCGCATACTTCAAGTTCCCGCACGTAGTCCCGACTACTGGGCCTACTACGATCAACATGGCCGTAGGGGCGTGGACATGGGCGGGCGTCGCGATGACCATCGCGGCCGTCACCACGATCAACATGAACGTCGGCGCCTACACTTGGGCCGGCGTCAAGGCGAACATCCCCACCGCAATCAACATGAAGGTGGGTGCATGGAACTGGGCAGGGACCAAGGCCGCGGTCGCGAAGAACATCAACATGACCGTAGGGGCTTACAGTTGGGCTGGGGTGAAAGCAAACATCCCGACCGCGATCAATCTGAGAGTCGGGGCCTACTCATGGTCCGGTGTAAAGGCCGCGATCGCCACCAACATCAACATGAATGTTGGCGCTTGGAGTTGGTCAGGAACGAAGGCTACGTTCGGCAACGCGATCCCGATGACGGTCGGGTCCTATACATGGGCTGGCGTTCCGGCATCGCTCGTCACCAACATCAATATGGTCCCAGGCTCGTACACTTGGGCGGGTGTAAAAGCCACGATCGCAGGCACGACCCCAGTCGTAGAGCCTACCGGCTCCGGCGGCGGTGGGCGATACTTCGGCTACTACCCAGAGCGCGCGCGAGAGGTACGTGCCGAGATTCGCTCCCTTACCAAGGAGAAAAAGCGCATCGAGCGGCGCTTCAAACTCGCTCCAAACAATGTCGATCTGGCGCGCCTCGCGGAGTTGCTGACGCAGCTCCAGCAACGGCTCAACGTCCTGATCGCTGAATACGAGGAACTGATCCATGTACAAACAAAAGCGCCGCAGGCCCAAGAAGAAGACGAGCTCTTCCTCGTGAACCTATTTTCCAGGTCCTTCTACAATGACTAAGCCCGGCGACAACGCATGGATGGCATACGCCAAGTCACTGTGGGGCGCGCACGAGTACAAGGTCGTGGTAGAGAAGGTACGCTCCCTCTCCCCCGTAGTCCCGGTCTTCGACTACAAGGGCGCATCGAACATCGAAGAGATCAAGTTCAAGCTCGCGCAACGGGATATGCACGCGCTTGTCATGTCCATCCTTATCCCTAAAGGAAACGAAAATGAGTAACGAACAGACGAGTCAGGAAACCGTCGAGAAGACAGAGTCGTCCACTATCACCGAGGACAACATCACCCTCGATGACGTGTACCGCGACGCTGGCCTCGACAAGATCGAGACCCAGCAAACCCAACAACAGCAACACTCACAGCAGCAGACGCAGCAGCAACAGCAGGATCGTGAGCCTTCAAAAATTCCCGATCCCTACGATTCGGAAAATTTCAAGGCTTACATGGCTCGGAAAGACTCCGAGACCACCGCTCTCCGTTCCACCCTGGGCAACGTAGCAAACTTCCTGACGACCATGCAGGCGTCGGAAGCCAAGAAGGCCCTGGAGTCCGACATCAAGAGCGCAGTTGAGAGTGTCAACGAAACCGTCGGCCATCCCAAGCCCAAAGTCATCGAGGCTCTCCTCGACGCCGAGGCGCGGGAGAACCCGAAGTTCAAGGCGATCTGGGACAACCGGGCTAAGAACCCCGTTGCCCTCCAGAACGCCCTGAAGATCGTCGCCAAGAAGTTCGGCGATGAACTCTCGGTCAAGGTCGATCCGGCACTCGTGGCGGCTCAACGCGCTAGGAAACTATCGCAGCAACAAATGGCGACGACCTCCGCCGAATCCGAGCAGTCACCCCAGGAAGAGCGGCTCGCCGCAGCCCAGGGTTCGGACTTCGACGCCGAGTGGCAGAAACTTGTCAGCGGCGGGAATTAGTCCCCAGAAAGGAAAGGTAGCCGCAAGTGGCAGCACTCGTAACCACCAATGCAACGACCCTCGTTCAGCCGGTCAACTTCGTGCTGATGAAGGGTCTGTTGCAAGCTGCACGCAAGAAACTCCCGTACTTCAACGGCACGCTCCCCGGAGAACTCATCAAGAACGGGGGCTCCAGCGCCGTGAAGTGGGAGCGCATCAACAACCTCACCGCCGTCACCACGGCGCTGGGGGAGGTCGTGGGAACGTCTTCGTTCCTGTTCGGCCGCTCGCTCGTCACCCCGACTTACTCGTCCGTCACCGCGACCGCCGCGAAATACGGCAATGCCATCCAGGTCACGGAGGAAGTCGATCTCTTCAACGTCAACACCAAGGCCGCGAGGCTGCTCGATACCCTCGGCGCAAACGCCGGGGAGTCCCTGAACACCATCGCGAAGGCCGAGTACGACAACGCGACCAACGTCCGCTACTGCAACAACGCCGCGGGTGGCGCAGCGACGGCCTCGACCTCCTTCGTCATCTCCAAGATGGCGACCACCGACCTCCAGAAGGCCGTCAACACGCTGAACGTCGGCGCGGCGATGCCCTTCACCCCGATGGCAACGGGGTCGCGGAACATCGGGACCAACCCGATCCGCGCGGCGTACTACGGCATCTGCCACGTCGATGCGGAGGAAGACGTCCGCACCATGACGGGCTTCACGCCCGTAGAGACCTACGGCGGCTATACCGAGACCATGCCCTTCGAGTTCGGGCATGTGAACGGCATCCGCTGGTGCTCGACGCAAGTCGCGACGATCTCGCTCTCCGCGGGCAAGAAGACCGCCACGGGGTATCGCGGTTCGTCGAACATCCTGAACGACGTCTACACGAGCTATGTCTACGGCCGTGAGTCCGTCGGGACGGTGGGACTGGGGAACATGCACGCCTCCAACTCCTACGAGATGTACAACCCGAAGTACCCGCCTGCGGTCGAAGTCATCTTCAAGCCCGTGGGCTCGGCAGGTGCCGGCGATCCGTACAACGAAATCGCCTCGCTCGCCTGGAAGGCGTGGTTCGTCGCGAAGATCCTGAACCAAGCGTGGATCTTCCGCCTGCGCCACCTCGCAACGAAGCTGTAACGTAACCGGAGG